CATGACCACCGGCCACAGCATCACAAGGTAGGTGCGGTACTCAGGCTGCACGTACTGCGCCACGAAGCCGCTGTTGGCCTCGATGACGGTCAGCAGTGTGCCGATGAGTGCGGCCCAGTAGGTGCGTGATTGCAGGCGTTGTTTGATGAGGTCAAGCATGATTACCACCCCAGCACAGCAACGTAACCAGCAGCGCCTTCAACCTCAGCGAGGAAGTCATCCTTCTGCTCAACCGCATAAGCCTTGCGCTCAAAGGTTTCGCTGATGACCTCGCCATCGCGCAGGATTTGATTAGCCCACTGCACGTTAATCGCGCTTTGCGCTGGCAGAGTGGTGACTTGTTTGAGGATGCGTTGTTCTGTAAGCATGGTGTTTTCCTTTAGACGAAGTAGGTTCCAGAGATGAGCAGTGCTGAAATTGCAGTGTCCATGGCGACTGATGTGCCCGTACCACCACCCACGGGCGCTTGGCGCAGGGCAACCTGAGTCGAATTTGTAGACACGAATGCACCAAGGGTGTGGCTGGCAGACACTGCAAGGTCACTGGAGTAGACGGAGCAGGCCGTGAGCAAGTTTGCCGTGTTGTTTGATACAAATGGAAGTCCCGCGATTTCAAGCGCCCCCGTGCCTGTATGGGCAGACCATGCGACATTCAGGACAAAACTAACTTTGTTGCCAACCTTCTGGTAGCGGCCAGTTTGGATTGTGTACGTGCCTGTGCCACCGGTAGTCAATCCGATAGCAGTCGGCGTGAACGTACCTTCTTCATAGTCATCCAGCGTGTTCGCATTGCTGCTTGCAAGCTGCGTAGCGGGGAACGCGATGCCTGTGCCTGCGGCTGACGTTGCGCCTTCAAGGGCTAGGGTATTTCCTTGGGCGAGTGCTAGGGATTGGGTGAACGCAATTGTGCCGCCTGCTGTGCCGCTGGGGGCGGTGTACCAGATATGAGCACCAGAGGACATTTGGTACTTGGACGCTGCAGCAGTATTCTTGTAAATCCAGTTAGTGCCGTTGTAATAGGCGTTGCTGACAATGCGCGTGTCGGTGTTGCTACCCATGTTGACAACGGCAGAACCCGCGCCCATGTCGATAGCCTTGATGACGCTACTCCAAGCACTCGGAACAACGCCCCAGCCGCCGTTGCCTGCGCTGTCGATGGTGACGCGGACAGTGTTGTTGGTGATAAACTGAGTTGCTTGGTTAGCAGCGGAACCGTAGACGGCAGCGTAAGCCAGTGTCCCTGTTGCCAATGTGGCGGCAGTGCTTCCTTCAACGCCGAAGTAGGCATTCCCGGACGTGTTTCGCAGCCGAGAATAGCTGTGACCTGTGGTCGAACCCGTGGCATCGGAGATGAGCGTATTTGTGGCGGCAGTCGCGGTGCGCGTCAGTGTGCCGTCAATGTTGACAGCACCAGCAAAGTAATTCGCAGCAGTGCCCGAGGCGTAGATGTTCCACTTACCAGCGCCGATTGAGACTAGGGATGTGATGCCGTAGTTGCTGGTGCCTTGGGTTTGGTCGGCAACGTAGACACCGTGCAAGTCGGTGATAGTGCTACCTGCGCCCTTTGCTGGGTTGTTGGCTTCAAAGCCGCGCCACGACGCGATGGTGTAGGCCGCCGCTTGTGAGCGGCCTGTGGCACGAAAAGACGAAACATTGGTTGCGGTAGAGTCAAACGTGGCGTTGTTTGAGAAGCCATGCTGCAAACCCGCGCCCGTCAAAAGTCTTGCTGAGGCAACGGCCACCGCAGAATTTCCACCGCCAACACCCCCGATACCAATACTCCCGTTCACCGTCACAGTGTCGGTGCTTGCGTCACCGAGGGTTGTGTTGCCAGTGGCGGAGAGGGTGGTGAACGCGCCTGTGCTGGGGGTGGTGGAGCCGATGGGGCCGGGGGAAGGCAGCACCGTGCCTTGCAGCCAAGTCAGCAGCGTGGCCTTCACGTTGCCCCACGTCAGTTTCTTCAGGACATTTGATGCCGCGCTGTCGGTGATCGGGATGGCGTCGGCGTCTACAGGGGTGGTCTTCGCCGTTGCGTCCACAATGGTTGTGTCGATCAAGGCTGCACGCGGCACGCTCGATTGGCCCGTCGCACCCGCGTTGACCACCACCACCTCGTTGGCGTTGCCGGTCAGGGGCGGGAGCTTGTCCATGCCCTGGGCGATGGCATCGAACTCTGCGCGCATGGTGGCGCTAGATAGGCTAGAGCCTGTGGCCGGGACAGACCCGTGGTTGTAATACTCGTTCGACATGGTGTTACCTCAGTTGCCGCCGGGGCGTGAAATGGATGAGCGCGCCAAAGAACGTCAGTGGCGCAAAGTAGTCAGAGCCCTGGGTCACGCGCATGGACATGTTCTGTGCCACGCCGCCAACGGCCTGCTCAGCAGGCAGCAGCGAGGAGCCGTCCCAGGTAGCCGAGTCCCACGTCGAGGAATCCCACGTGCCGACTCCCAACGAGTCGTCGCCGGTGGTCACCTCGGTGGGCGTGTACTGGCTGATCTCCGTCGCGCCGTAGCCCAGGTCGGCCGCGTAGTAGAAGGTCGCAAAGCCCGCGCCGCCGATCTCAAAAACCACCTTGCGGTACTGCTTGACCAAGCGGGGCGACTTGGCGTGGTTGAAGGCCAGGGTCAGATAGGATTCGATGGCCAGGCCGTCAAAGCTGGTGCCCTTCTCGGCCTGGTACACAAAGCCGTTCACGTCACCGTAGAAGATCACCTCGCGGCCCAGCGCGTCGTCTGAGCCCTCCAGCAGGACCATCTGGTGTGCAAGCAAGAGCGGCATGAAGCCCGCAGGCTTGTTGTCCACCAGGGTCATGGTGAGCACACGGTTGCCGCCGAACAGAATGCGGAGCTGGTTCTTGTCGCGCACCACGCAGCTATCGAGCGCGCGGGTCTTGTTCTCCATCAACCACGGGCGGATCAGCGAGCTGATGCTAGAAGCCTCGAAGTTTCCAAAGTTCGACGTGGCGTCCATCGAGGTGACCCCCCGGTTGTCCATCACGTAGGCCGTGTTCACGAACTGCGCGGTGTAGGCCAAGGCCCCGGTGTCGTAGCGCTGGGTGAGTAGCTGCCAGTCGGCGCTCGATGAGCCGTACAGCATGAAGCTGCGCTGCTTGGTGAAGCAGGCCATAGCGCCACCAGCCACGTTGTCGCTGGGCATGGGAAGCAGGTTGGTGATCGTGTCACCCAGGTTCAGTTCCGACGCGCCCAGGACCGGCGTGTAGTTGTAGGGGTTGCTGACAGCGGAGTGCTGCAGCGAGTTGTTGAACGCCAGGAACAGGTGGTTCTTGTGAGCCGCCAGGAAGGTCGGCGCGTCCACGGTCATGCCGGTGCGGATCGCCACGAAGGTAGAGCCATCGAACTCGAATGCCTTGTTCACACCATCGCACCCATACAGGCGCAGGCCGCTGCCGAAGTTGTAAGGCGCGAAGGTGAACCGGCCATTGGGCAAAAGCGTGATGGCTGTCTGCACACCGCCCAGGGTCAGCGTGCCGCCCGTCGTCGTGGTGGCAGCACCCGCTGTGTAGTTGCCGCCCACTCGGCCTGCGATCACCAGGTAGCCGGTGTTCACGCCGCTGGCCAATGAGCCCGTCATCACCACCACCCGCTTGATCATGGCCGACGCAGGCGCGCGGGTCAGTGTGCCCGACTCAAGCACGCCCGTGTTTGCGTTGGTGAACTCGATCTGCTCGCCCAAGTCCACGGCAGACCAGCCGCCGGACGTGCTCTTGTACAGCGCGCAGGCGGTGTTGCCGACGTTGTTGCGCAGGGCGTAGAGCGAGCCCTCGAAATACTTCAGGCCACGGATCTGGCCAGCGCCTGGCACGGCTGCAATGTCGGCGCGGTACACATCGGCTGCCAGGTTCTTGTACTGCGCGCGCTGCTCTGCGGTGTCGCCGCCCTCGGCCACCGCCAGGCCCGTGGTCGTAGCCACAGGGCTGCCAAGCACGTTGATGACCTCGGAGGCCAGGAACGTGCCGGTCTTTTTGGTGAAGACGATGCGGTCAGCGGCAAAGGCTGCGACCACGCCGGTGGCACCCGAGCCCACACCGGTGATGGTGTCGCCAAAAGCCACTGAGCCAATGAATGTTACCGGCAGCAGGTAGGCAAGCGCGTCAGAGGGGCTGGGCCGTCCGTCAAAGCGCTCGTAGCCCAGGGTGGTGCTGTACCCCCCGAGCGTGTTGATCTCGTAGTTCTGAGCGTCACGGCAGCGCCCGGCTGGCATCATCAGCGGCGGCGTGATCTGATCCAGTCCGCCCTCGAAGGCGACGAACTCGACCTGGGTGGGCGGCATCTTCATGGCCGTCAGCTCAGGCTTTGTGCAACAAACGAGGGGGCTTCGATCTGGCTCTGCACCAGTTGAGGCCACATCGCGGTGTAGTTCTCGGCGGCGCGCTGGTACACCTCGGTGGCTGCGTCATAGCCGCCGTACTCGCGCAGCGCGCGCCATACGATCAGCATGTGGAAGCGCGCAGGTATGGTGGGCACATCCGTGTCGGCCACCATGTCAGCGTAGTCTTTGACGTAGTCAGCGCGGATGAAGTGCGCAGAGTCCGGTGCCGGGCCGAGGAGCAGCTCCTCGTTTGGCGAGATGGACCAATACTGCACGCTGCCCGGTGACGGCGCGCCGATTAGGAACGTCTTGCGGAACAGGTCGTAGTCCATCCAGGTGAGCTCGCGCTCTTGCGCCGCACCGTCGCTTACGCGGTATGCGCTCGGTTTGTAGAAGCGCGTTGAGGGCTTCCAGCTCGCGAAGTCGGTCAGGCCGAAGTCAGTTGGCAGGTTGAGCTGGTTGGTGGTGCTGGCCAGGGTCGCAGTGCCCCGGCGAAAGCGCCAGTCTTCGCGCTGCAACGTGATGTCGCGCGCTGCCCAGTTAACCCAAGTGAATAGCCGTGACTCCTGCAGCACAGGGGTTGAAACAGTGGCTGGGCCAGATCCGGCCAATCCAGTTTCGCGCTTGACCGCCTGAGCGAGGGCGAGGAAATTCACGGCAAATCCTTAGGGGCGGCGTTGCATGGGGAAGCGGGGCTTGTCCTGCCAGGTGTCCTTTGTGCGGTCATCCGGGAACATCGGGTCGGCTTCCAGGCGCGTGTAGCACAGACCTTCGAGGTGGTCAGCCACTTCCACAGGAACGCGAATCCACACATCGCGGTGCAAGATGCAGCTATAGCTGTCGATGGCAACGAACTGCTGAGAGCTCTCGCCGTTCTCGGCCTTGAACAATTTGATCTCGCAGGTATCACCCGAGAAACCGTGCTGCTGCTTGTTGACTGCCGCATTGGTGGTGGAGCCGTCACCGGCTTTTGCGTCTGCTTTGGGCTTAGTGGCCATCTATCTCTCCAGGTTGAAAAACGGGAGGGGCTTTGTCGGCCCCTCCCTAAGTGGCAACTGCCTGGTTAGGCGGTTACGCCGTGCTCCATGCGGGACATCCAGGCGTCATTCAAGATGGCAGCAGTGCTGTACATCTTGAAGCCCACACGTCCACGCTGTGCCAGGGGATCGGACTCGGTAGGCTTGGGGTTGACCACGATGGGGGTCAAACCGTTGCCCGAACCGGCCAGGTTCACGGTGGCGTAGGCATCGCGGCCCACGACGATGGAGTTGTAAACGTCCACGTCGGTGCCACCGATCAGGCCGGTCACGCCGATTGCAGCGCCAGCGTTTGCGTCGGCGGTGTACAGCGTGGAGCCGATGAAGCGCACGTTCTCGAACGAGCCGATCTCGGCGTCAGAGATTGGCTTGAAGGTGCCGTACTGCTGAACGCGAGTGAAGCCCGCTGGGAAGTTGGTCGTGCTCTGCAGGTCCATTTCCACGTTGGGGTGGCAGAAGCAGATGTACGAAGGAGGGATAGGCTGAGTGCCCACGCCGTCAGTCGCGTTCAGCATGGAGGTCAGGGCGCGGGCGTCCTGGGTCTTCAACTGGCGAATGGTCTTGCGCACTTGGTCTGCCTTCAGGCACAGAGCGATGTCGGTCTTTGCAACGCCACCGGCGCGAGTCACCTGCGTGCCAGCCTTGATAGCGTTGTAAATGATCAGCTCTTGCGTCTGGCCAGCGGTCTCGCCCAGGGACATCGCGAACTCGTTGAGCACGGGATCTTCGTGGGTGTCCATGATCACGTCGGTCAGACCGATCACCTGGCCATACTGATCCAGAGTGGCAGTGATGGGGGTGTAGGTCAGGTTGTTGATCGTGGGCGTAGTGCCTTCGGTCAGCGGCGTGGTGGTAGGAGCCAGGCGGCCGTAGCGCGCCCACTTGACGACCTTGGTCTTACCCTTGGGGACCGAAGTCACCACGGCAAAGCGGGCCATGTTGAGTTGAGGCTGTGCGCGCTCAAGCATCTTGTCCACAGCGTAGGCTGCGGTACGGGGGGTGATGTCACCATAAACGGTTTGGGCCATTTTGAATCTCCAAAAATAAAGGGCTATGCAGCAGTGCGTTGGGCTGTCAGGCGCTTGTTTCGGAAGTAGGCCAAGGCCGCATCGAAGTCGTCCGCTGGTGGTTGCCCACCTTGCGCACCACTTGTGCGAGAAGGGATACCGGCTGCGCGTTGCAGGCGGTTTGTGTTTGGCGCACTCTTCACAGGTGTCTGACCAGCCGCGTTCTGCGGTTGGGCAAATTGCGCAATGGGCTCTCGCCCGCTACGCCGTAGGTGCATGTCATAGTTGTCCAGCACGCTCATCGCCTCCATGGGTGTTTGGCCCTTGGAGAATGCGTACTGGATGTGGCTCGGTTGATTGCTCAACCAGCTCTTGAAGTCATCGGATTGAACGACCTGTACCGCTGTTGGGTACGTGGAATTGAATGTCACAAGTGCGGCGTCGAACGCGGCCTTCTGCTCATTCTCAATGCGGCTCGTTTGCTCACGGCGCAGGGGTTCGAGAGGCTCGACCACCTGGGCGGCTACACGGCGTGCCACTTCCTCAGTCTTCTGATCCGCTTGCTTGAGGGCGTCGCTGACAGCGGCAACAATTCCTGCAAGCTCGGGGAAGTCTTTGACCTGCTCAGCTACTGCGGCCAGCTTGTTCACTGCGTCCGATGCACTTGCCTCGGGCTTGGGCTGCGATTGCGCTTGCGCGAGTTGCTCGCGAAGGGCTGCCGCTTCCTGGGCCGCTTGCATGTACTTGCGGTTCAGTGCGTCAACGCGACCAATCTCACTGCGCACCTTGTGCAGCTCGGCTTGAGCTGCCTTCAGTAGTTCAGCGGGGTCCGGTGTTGCTGGCGCTGCTGGCTCAGCCGCTGGGGCTGGGTCTTCTTGGGTGGTCTCGCCTTCGCTCTCGAGTACGGTGACCGGCTCCGCTTTGACCTCGACCACATCACCGCGCTCTTCAGCCCGGTCATTGCGGATCTCGGCCAGGGCCGCAGCCATCTGGTCTTCGTCGTCTTGAACTACTTGCGTAACGTCTTGCGTCATGAGATAAACGGCTTGCGGCTTGCACCACAGAGGCGGTTGCACGGGCAATGGCACCCGTCTGCATTCTCATAATCGCAAGCCTGTCACGCTATAGCTGGCATATATGCAGCCCCGCTCTACTTCGCGCGCTCCACCTCTTCCATCGCGGCGGTGAAGTTGGAGTTGTATTCCGTGGCCAGGTCTGCGCGTTCCAGCGCCAGGCGCTTGCGGGCCAGTAGCTTCTCGCCCTTGGACTTCTCTTCATCAAGGGCCACCTCGATCTCCTGCTTGCGAATACGTGCCATCGCCTTGGTGTACCGCTCGGCGTCTTTGCCCAGGATCTGCAGCGCTGACTCCTTGGGCGTGTACTCGCGCTTAAGGCCGAGCTTCTGCTCGTTCTTCGCAGCCTGCTTCTCCGCGCGCGTAGCGTCGACGTTCTCGTAGAAGTTGTTCACCCGGCTCATGCTGTCGAGCTCAGCGTAGAAGCTCTTCCACAGCGGCACGTCGCGCACGGCAATTGTCTCCGGCGCATTGAACTGCTTCGTGCCGAGGTTGACCAAGGCCATCCCGAACGCGCCCAGGCCACCGGCGACGTTGCGAGCTGCGTTGTCCAACGTGCCGGGCATCACGTCGATGGCACCGCTGCGGCCCTCATTGCCGCCCGTCACGCGATTCATCCAACCGGCCAGGCGTTGCGACGCGGTGTCGGCCTGGCTGGCGGTGTAGGTCTCGCTGTCGGGCTTGCTATCAAACGGGTCTGCTGGGCCTACGGGTTTGCCAAAGCCGTTGACGCCGGACATCTGCTGGATGACGGTATCCGCGACGGTCGGAGCCATGGCCATGCCGATCTCCGCGACGTTGGGTTCTGCCAAGTTGATGGCACCGCCGAACGGGTTGACCGAACCAAACACAACTGACGCCATGTTGCTCGCGGCCTTGAGCGGGCTCACGCCGCGCGCGGGGTCCTTGGTGTGCCGTACCAAGTCGGCCATCTGGTAGCCCAGCACCATGAAGGCGTTGATGCCGTACTGCACCGGGATCTTGATGTACTTGCCCTTCTTGCCCACGGTCTCGACGCCGTCCATCTCCATGCCCGGCGGGAGCATGATGATCAGGTTGCGCTCTTTCTCATGGTCTGGGATCTGGTCCCAATACGGCACGCCGTCGTCATCCTCACCGCCTGCGGCGGCACCAGCGAGGGCTACAGCCATGGCGGCCGCCGTGCCCGCTGCCAGCGTGTAGCGCACGCGCGGGTTCTGGAGCGCCTGCGCCAGCCGGGCGGTGCCCTGCACGCCCGCGTTGAAGAACATGTACAGGCCGTTGATCGACGCGCCCCACTCGCCGGAGCGGTTGAAGTTGGTGGTCAGGTTCTTGGCGATGCTGGCCGCCTGGGCGGGTGTCTTGCCCAGCTCGCGCGCCGCGCGGTAGGCTGCTAGGCGGGCCGCGCCTTCTGAGGTAGCGCCCATCCACTCAAGCACTTTGCCAGTGGCCCGGGCAGCCTTCACGGGCAGTGCGCCCTTGGAGATGAGCTGCTCGCGCAGCCCCTCTGGCTTCGCGCCGTTGAACAGCATCAAGGTACGCATGTCACTCTTGATCTCGTTCGTGTCCCGCATGTAGACGCCGCTGGTGGTGCCGCCCGCCGCGCGCATCTCCTTGAGCCAGCGGTCCATCTCCTTGTTCATGTTCGGGCCGAAGCTCTCTTGCCGACTTGACGCGGCCATGGCCGAGGCGTAGTACTTCGCGTACAGCGCAACGCCCTTGCCGCCCAGCTCGTCGTAGGTCATCAGCGCACCGACCGGCGCGTCGCGGAACGTGTTGATCACGCCGAACACCGGGTTGTATCGGGTGAGCATGTTGCGCAGCCAGTTGGTGTAGATGCCAACGGTCTCTAGCACCGCCCCGTGCAGCGCGCCAGACTTGTCTTTGCCGGATTGGGTCAGCGCCTGCAGCAGCAGGGGGTCCTTCACCTTCACGTAGATCTGCTGGCCCGCGACCTTGGCACCGACGCTGTCGGCGGTGTCCAGGCCGCTGCGGTAGATCACCAGGTTGCGCTTCTTGTCGAAGGCCGGTGTGCGCTTGCGCGGCTGCACCTCCCAGAGGCGTGGATCCGGATTGGTCTGTACCAAGTTCAGGAACGCCTTGGCCACCAGGTTGCGCTCACCGCGCAGCACCGCGCGCTCATGCTCGGCCACGATGTTCTCGATGATGTCGGCAGCGCGGCTGCGGCGGCCCATGGCGCGCATGGTCTCTTTGCCTTTGATGCTCAGGCCGGAGCCAACGCCGGGGCGGGCCTCGCCCTCGTCGTCCACGTTCTCGAAGCCCTTGAGGGGCACGTAGTTCTGGTACATGCCCGTCCAGGCGTCGTACTCCTCCTGCGAGATCAGGCCGCTCTTGAGGTACTCCCTGCGGGTAGCCTCGGTGAGCCGCATCAGGTCCTGCTGGAGCTCGTCGAACTTGGCCTGGTCGCCTGAGAGCTGCGCCATCTGCATGATGCTCTGCGCGGTGGCGTCGTCCATGCCGGATCCGGCACCTTGGAGTGCGGGGTTGATGCTGTCGATGTGCGCGTTGCGCTCCTGCGCGTGCTTGGCGTAGGCATAGGCGGCCAGTTCGTTCAAGTCGATGCCGTACTTGGCCGCCTTCTTGAGCATGGGCTCCAGCAGGTCCTGCTTGAAGTCGATCAGCTTCTCCTGCGCGCGGCCGTGCATACGCACCTCGGCCTCGTACACGTTCTGCTGCTCGCCGACCGTGCCGCCGTTGGCCAGCAGCGCGTTCTGGATCGCCTCGACGTGGACGTACTGGTCCTGCCACAGCCTGCGGAACTTCTGAAAGCGGGTCTCCTCGGCCAGGGGTGCGGGGCGGGGCTTGTTGGCAAACGCAAGGCGTGGATCGGTCGGATCGAAGTTGCCGTTGTTGCCGGTAGCGCTCTTGATCTGAGTGGGGTCGAACGCAATGAAGTGAACAGAGTCTGCCGTCAGGCCGTCCATGTTCTTGAACTTCTTGGCCACGCTGGTGTCGATGATGCCGTCAAAGCCGATGGCCTCAAACGCACGGCGCACCAGCTCGCTGGAGGCGTTGTCCCCGTTGTCGTCTTGAGCATCCACCAGGTCGGTCTTGATGATGCGCGCAGCCGAGCTGGCCTTCAGATCCTCGCCCTCCGCGCTCTCAAACAGGCGCGCTATTGCCGACTCCGCTTCACGGCTGGACACCTGGTAGTCCGGTGCCAGATCGCGAATAGCTTCTGCGAACTCAACCAGCTTGCCGGTGGGTTCACCATACTCGTCCAGCTCCTCGTTGTACTCCTCTGCGTAGTCCAGCATGGTCTCGTTCTTGCCGCCGATCACAACGGGGTTGGCAAAGCGCATGTAGAGCTTGAGGGTGTTCGGCGCGCTGTCGGAGAGCTGCGCGCGTGCGCGGCGAA